CTGAAGATTTGATACCTGTACGGATGTCAACTCCTAATCCTAATGTTTTTGCACCAAGGATTGCTTTGGTGATTAAGTCCGCTTTGTTTTCTTCAACATATGCGGGCATTGTGCCTAATGAAAATGCCATGATTTTTTGTTTTTAGTTTTTGTTTTAATTTATTATTTAAATGCTAATTTTCTAAATTCTTCTAAACTTGATAAAGAGTTAGTTTTCTTAAAGTTTTCTTTTGAAGTTGATTTTGGTTCAACACTTGGAGCGTCTGCAACCTTTTCAATCAAAGAGAATAACTTTTTGTTTAAATCGTTTTGTGCTATGATTTGAGCGTTTGCAGTTTCTAAAGCAGTATTTGAAATTCCTAATGCAGCTTCTAATTTTGTAAGTCTTTCGTTTAATTCGTTAAACTTAGTTTCAAATTCTTGATTGCTGCTCATTTCTTCTGCTGCTACTACTTCTTCAGGTTGTTCTTGTGGCTCAATTCCTTTTACCACACCATTCTCAACATATACTTTCATTGGCATATCGTTTACCATGATAACTATTTCAGTTACTTCAACTGGCAAATCCATAATACCATCTGGTGTAATTACTTGTAATTTTGAACCTACTGCCATCTCTTCTGTATCTGTTCTAATGATAGTACCATCCGCTGCTTTGTAGTCAGCAAATTTTAAATCTTTGATTTCATCTTGAAAAATATCTTTGAACAAATCTTTCATATCTGAAAACACTTCTTTAAACGTTTGTTTTTTATTTTCCATTGCTCTTTTTTTTATAAAGTACATTAAATTCATTTAGTTGCAATCTCAGCAACTTTTTTTCTCAAGTTGTGTATTCTATCAGCTAATGATTCAATAATGTCAACAGGCGCATCTTTTAGCTTTCTTTGAGCAAATGCACCCTCAACACTAAAACCTTTAAAGACTCCAGTCTTAATAAAGTCATTCCATACCTCGTTATTATCTACTTTAAAAGTTCCGAACCATGATCCCTCTGTTAATGTAGGGTAGCCTTCTGGTGTTTTAATACCTCTTTCTTTATCAATAATAAAAGATTCAACCATGTAAACTCCGTTAACTTGTCTTTCAGCATCGTGCATCATATTTACGTTATGAGTATAACCCTTTTTAAAGAAACGTTGTGCTATCTTTTCTATTTGGTCTTTATCGAATATAACATAATACTCACCGCTTTCGTCTTTGCGATAGATGGGCAAATCCGATATCATAAGTGCTCCTGAAATTAAGCGTTTTTCTTTATTAGCAAAGAATTTAAATTTATGACCTATTCCAGTTAACTCATTAACCACATCTTGGTTATTATCATAATGTGTTTTAATTCCCAACTCTTTTACCTTTTCAACTTTTGCTTTATTGCTTCCAGTTGCATAAATTCGTGAATGTGGGATGCCTAATTCATCAGCTGTTGAATACATCCCTTCTGCATCTTGACGTGCTGAAATAATATAAACAGTAAAGCCTTCGCTAATTTTTCTTTTTGCTAATTCCTTACCTCTTTCAGTACTTAATGTTTCGTCATAATCGAAACTTATTTTCTCACCTGCAAAATGTTCTTTTGACTTTGCATAACATACTGCAACTGCTTGGTCTTTATCCATTCCGTTTTTAATCTCTTCACCAATACAACGTGATACATATTCATCTTTACTTTCACCGGAACGTGGATTAATAACCATTGATTGTTTATCTATTTGTTCAAGTTTTCTTTGCGCCCATTCGATACCTGCGTCACCACCCCATGCTAACCATGCAAGCCTACCGCATCCATCACCTAATGCCTTTTGACTGTTTTGTCTATGCCTTTCAAATGATGCCATGCGTGCTATCGTTTCACGTGAAATCGGTTCACCCTTTGCAAGTTGATTGGCTCTTGCTTTTCCTGTTGCTTCAAGGCAATCTCCCCAACCATGTTCATCTGCCCATCTTAAAGCTATCTTTGCATTCTCACTCGCTTGTTTTGGGTAATCGTCATAACTTTCAAATTGTTGGTCTTTAAAAGCGTGCCAGTTAGTTTCTATTGCAGGTTGGTCTACTAATGCAACGAATTCAACACCTAACTCTTCATTGTCATCAATTACTAATTTATACACTGGTAAATTTTCCATGTTATCCTATTTTTGAATTATTACTTAATTTGTTTACTCTTTCTGTTACTGCTCTGCTTTCACTTTCTACTACATACGCTTTCATAGGTGCTGCTTGTCTTTGTCCTTGACTTGCTACTGTACCATCAGGGTTAAGTTGGGTAACTGTATTTTGTGCAGTTAATCCTTGCGGAGGTTGTCCGCCACCACCTTGAGTGAATGTACCTAAATTACCACCGCCACCGCCACCTGTTGCTGTTGCTCCGCCACCTTCAAACTTTGTTTTTGCTATTACCGCTACCCTTGCCAATCCACTTGCTATTGCTATTGCAGCTGCTATGTTTGCTCTAATTGGTGCATCTGGAGTTGGTATGGTCATTTGACTTGCATAAGCTGACTGTGCTGCTTGATATGTTTCAATTGTTGCCTGTGCTAATGATGCAGCCTTTTTAATTTGAAACGCTCTTTTTTGGCTTTCTTGACTTTTACCAGCAAAAGCATCTGCTAATCCTTGTATAGCTGTTAAACCTTGTAAAGTTAATTGAACTTCCTGTTCTTTTGCCTTTTTAAGATTTTCTTGTTTTAATTTTTCAGCAGCATCATCATCTAATCTTTTTTTATCTGCTTTTTCTTTTAATCGTTTTAATTCAGCATCAACTTCATTGTTATATTTTTGTTGCTCAGATAATCTAAAAGCATTCCATGCTGCTATTTCATCAGGTGTTGCAGTTCCTAATTGTATTTTAGTTGCTAACTGTTGCTCTGCTATTATTTGTTCTTCTTCACCATACTTATTATTTAATGCGTCTATTTCATATTGAATAAATTTAGCTTGTTCTTGTCTCCATCTTTCCGCTGCTGCTATATCATCAGCTAATTTTTTATCTCTCCTTTCTTTTTCTTTTGCTGCTTTTTCTTTGTCTTTTGTTTCTTTTTCTTTATTAGCGTCTGTTTCTAATTTAGCTTCTTGTATTTTTAAACCTTGTTGAAGTGCTAACCTTTCATTAGCTAACTTTTTCATTTCTTCTAATGACTTACTGTTAGCTTCTTGAAGTTTTTTAAGTTCTTCACCATCTCTAAATTTCATCAAAGCTGAACGCTCAACAATTTCTTGTTTTAACGCTTGTACTCTTTTATCAATGCTTTTTATTTCAGATTGAGCATTTTGTTCATTTAATGCTGCTAATTCTTTTGCACTTTTGCCCTGTGCCGCTGCTAAATCTAATCTAAATTTATTTTCGTTTTTTAGTTTTTCAGCAGCTTCATTCATCAATTCAAGCTCTTTCTCTCTTTGCTTAATTGACTTTTCCATTGCTTCGGTTTCATCTCCCATTGCATTTACTACCAATGCAATTACACCAACTAAAGCCGTTAATCCTGCTATTATTAGCCCTATTGGATTTGCTGCCATTACAGCATTCCATATTCTTTGTGCAACGGCTGCTGCTTTAGCTCCTATCTCAGTTGATTTAATAACATTACCTAATACTGAAAGCGAATCTCCTAATTGTGCTATGCCTTGAATACCTTGAGTAAAAGCCATTACTGCCTGTATTCGTAGCAAAGTTTTTTCTAAATTCTCACTTTCACTACCAAATATAGCAGCAGCACCTTGAGCTGCTTGAAATCCACTTGCTAATCCACCAACTACATTTGTAACTGCTGCAATTTTTTTATCTGCACCTGAAAAACCTTGTATTTGGTCTTTTAAGTCTCCAATTTCATCTTTAACTGCACCTAATTTCTTTAAAGCATTTACATACTCTTCAGTACCTGGTGTTAAACCAGATAATTGTGTTTGTATGTCTTTAAATTCTTTTCTTAAATCACTTAATGACTTGACTGAGTCACCGGTATTTACATCTATTTCTAAAGTAGTTATTGCCATTTCTTATTAAGTACCAATTATGAGTAAACTCGTATTTCTATTGTGTTATAATTTAACTGCCCATCTGCAGCAGTACCACTTGAATCAAATGTATAAACTTGAACAACATTACTATTTTTTCTACTTGCTAACAATTCTCCATAATAAGTATTGTTACAAAATATAGCAGTTTTATATTGAGTAAATTCACCACTCAATGTACCTTCGTATTCACCAACTGCATTTCTTACCCATGTAATGCCACTACTTAAAGTATTTTCTAAAACATAGGATATAGGATCACTCGTTCCTGTTTGAAATAATAATGCTATATAATGTTTATAAGATACATTGTTTAATGTCTTAATCCCATTGTTATAAGTAACGTTTGATTCTGTTACTGTTATTCCGCTGCTATTGGTTACTGAGACATTAGACACACCTCCTAATATTGTTACACCTGTACTTGCTAATATTGAAACGTTTGTGCTTCCAATTCCAACAACATTTGAATTACCACTAACAATAACCCCATCTCCACTACTAACTATGTTATTTTTTCCACTTACAATAGCTCCAATTGCAACGTGATTATTATTAAATGTACTACCTAATCTTGCTGTCGGTGCTGGTGTTTCTGTATCTAAATTTTTAACACCTCCGTTTATATCAACTCCAATATCATCCACATAATCAGGTAAAGTTTTTAACTTAATGAACTCACATTTTGTTGATTGATTATTTATACTATCATAATCAATAATTTTGTTAAGTCTCCAATAATCATTTTCAAAAAAATAAGTATCTCTAAAATCTAAACCTTGTATATCAAATTCATTTAATAAAAAATAACCTGAAAATATCTTTGAATCTTTATCAGCAATCTGTTCAATATAATCTCTCCAATATTTATTATAAAGATTATTTGCTGTATATTTTATAGGTGTGTAATATACTTGTCTCGGAACTCCAAAATTTAAGTCAAAAGTTGGATTATTTACATCGTCTAAATGACCTGCATAAGGATAATTATTTCTACTTGTAGTTCCACTCGTAGCAATATGTTGCCATGAATTATTTGTAGTTTTTAAACCTCCCCAATATAATAATCTTATATTAGATTGTGTTGGCTTAATAGTTCCATTTGAATCTAATGTGTATATTTTAGAAATTACCCTATCATGCCCAATTGTATCAACTAATGGAGTAGGACTAAAAATTAATTCTGTTAATACTTCTCCTTTTAAAAAATCATTTAGTATATCATATTTTCGCTCACCATAAACCTCGTTGAAATTTGTTTTGTAATCTGTATTAAAAAAATCATTATCTTCTTTATATGTAAATCTAAATGTTTTATTATTTAATTCTCCTAATGGAATAATTTTAGTTTCCTTTGAATAATCTAATTTATTAGACCAATCTTGTACTGTACCACTGCTATAAAAAGTCGGTCTTGGTTCTATTATTAATTTATTAGCATTTGCCTTATCTACTTCTACAAATAAATTAAATGCTTTTATAATTGAATTAAAAAAGTCACTTTGTTTTATTTTATCAGGTAATACTGAATTTACTTCAACATCATCACTTTCTTGAATAGTTGTATCTGCTAATGCAACTGCAAAAAAACTATCTTGTAATATATTTGTTTCACAATATGAATTTATACTAACTGATTGTCTCGTTCCTGAAGTATAAATTGATGCAGGGTTAATTCCTACAATATTATTTGAGCCAGGTGTTTTATAAAATTTTACTTCTAAAATATCATTTTGAGCTAAATAGCTTTGAATACTTAACTCACCTGTACTTGTTAAACTTGTTGAGCCACTTGTTATTGTATAACTTGTAGTGCCAGTAGTTGCAGTAATATTGAAAACATTATCATAATCAATAAAAGTTTCTGTTGGTTTCATCCAAACTGGAATATTTGCAATTGTTTGGTAATTACTTCCGAAATTTTGTGGATTTTTAACTATTAATAAATTACCTAATAATACCCTATCTGATGTTAATGTTGCTGTTAAACTGCTTGGAAAATGTTTAACATTTATTCTGCAATAAAATTTTAAATTATAAGTTCCACTTTTAGAAACAACAAATCTATTATAATTAACACCACCTATTCTATCATACCATAAATTTCCTGCATCATTATTTGGAGGTGTTGTTTTATCAGGTAAATTAATTACTTGAGCATAATTTGGAAATCCATCACTATTATTTGTTATAACTCCATTTAAAGTTATTATTTGTGTTGAATTTCCACTAACACGAATTGTCCTTTCAGCTACTTGTTCATTTGTTAATTTTAAACTTGAACCTCCATTGTAAGGTATAATTAAATTTTTAAATGTATCTGTATTAAAAAAGTTTGATTGATAAGTAAATCCTGCATCTAAAAACATTTTATCAATTATGGTCTTTACAAATAAAGCAGGGAACAAATTTGTAACATTAAATTGTGTATTTATTCCGTAACCATAATCAATCATTGGGTAAACATACCCGTTTGTGTTATTCCAACTTAGTTGTTGATTGTATAAAGTATATTTGTGATTATACTCACTAAAATCTAAATCACGTAAATACTTATTGTTAAAGAACTGATAAACATTTTGAAGTTCACCAAAAAAAGCTACTTCATATTGTATCTCGTATTTATCCGTTACGTTTACATTTAATAATTGACAAATACCTTTAAACTGAGTAGCTTCATTATAAGTAATCTCTGCAATTGCTTTCAAGTTCGGATTAAAATTCGGACTAAAGTTAGTAGTGCCTGTACTATTGATGACTGCATTAACATTCCATATATTTGAAAACAAATCATTGTTAAAAGTAGTGCCAGGTAATACAACAGTTTTGCTCCATGTTGTAGAACGTTTTTCAGGTTCACGTATATCTGCAATATTAAAGTTAAGAGGGATTGATACTTCATCCGTTAAATCTATTTGCTCGTTATTGATATAAATTTTAGTTAAAATCATCTTCTTTGTCTTTTTCTGTTTTGTGAATAGGTAAATGAAATAACTAAATTAAATAGTTGCTGACTTGCTTCGTATTTTGTCTCATAGTTAGCATTAGTAATATTTACAGAAACTAAATTGCTACCCTCGTAAATGTAAACATCTGGGCTTGTTACAAGCTGCTCTAACCAAATAGATTCCGATTCAGTAATCCAATCACTATTAATTGTGATCGTATCGTCTAATACAGTTTCATATTGACTTAAACCTCTACTTGTACGTGAGTAGTTATAGTTAGTACCACTCCATTGATTAGGATTACTTTTGTAAGTATTACGTTTTATGTTAGTGCTTTTTGTCTTTGCTCCGGTGAAAGTGTAATAATCGTACTTTCCATAGTTATTCATGAACTTAAAACGAATAGGTGTGTACTTACTGCATATTTCACCTGGATATATTCTTATTGTTTCACTTACTACTGTGCCTGCATTATTCTTAATCTTTACTTCGTAATATTCCCAATTAGTAACAAATATCGGAGTGCTACCAAATGAAAGGTCTGCATTTACTAAACTATTAATCCAGTCATAATCAACTCTAACATTAATTGACCTATCAGCTCTATTACTCAATGCAGCATAAGGATTCTGTACTCTAACTGTATTAAATACTGTACCTTCATCATAGTAAGTTACTATCTCTAAATTATAGCCTTCGTTTGCAGCATCAGTCATAAATCCTAAAGCCATTTTCTCGCCTGTTACTGTTTTAAATGTTGGTTGGTCGGTTAAGAATTGACTTGAGCTGTTTTGTAGCACATAAGTATTTACTGAATAACCTAAAAAGCTATTTGCATCAAAAACTCCATTAAAAGCATAACCACTACTTGATGTTAGGTTAGTGTAGTTAGTAATTCCACTACTTGCACCGTATTGTTCACCAAACTGCACGTTGTAAGATGCTATTGAGTTTCCACATTGTTTAAATGTAGTTGTGTTATCGTCTGCATCTCGTGTTAAAAAGTTTTGTATTATTCCGCTTACATCAAATGTTCCGTAACCATTAGTCGGATTCTTACCTACTTCTAATCGTGTATAATCAGATGAACCATTTACATAAATATCTGCTATGTATCTGAAATTCGATTGAGCTATATTTGTACTGCTCAAAGTAAATATCATTTGATTGTAAGCAGGTGCGTAAGTTGCTGGTGTATTATAAATTGTTAGTGCCATTATGGTTGATAATCGTTAGCTATGTCTTTTTCTAATTGTGGTATCTCTATTGTTAGGAATTTCTTTCCTTTATATCCGAAACGTTTTATAGTTCCGTTCTTTAATATGTTAGTTGCTATTGCATAACTCAAAGACCTTCTTTCATCCTGTGTTTTTGCTATTTTTTGTAATGCTGGTTTATAATTAATCCAATCTAATATTTTAGGTTGTAATGCTTTTCTTTTTTCTTTTGTATATCCTTTTGGTGCAGTTCCTTTTTCTAAGTCTTCCCAATAATCTTCAATCTCAATTATTATCTTAACTATGTTTCCGTTTCTTACGCTTGGTCTTGGTGTTATAGACTGCATTAAGTTTCCACTTGCATCAAATTGAAATTCTAAAATATTATCTTTTACTCTTTGAATAAATTTTAAAACAGATTGATCTACAGTACCACCATCTTCAATCTTATTTATAAAATCATCTAATACTTTAGACGCTTCGTCTTTTAAAACACCTATTGCCATTTATTCCTATCTTTTATGTAACTTAAATAGTTTAAGAAAGCTACTACATTCATATTTAAAAAGTAATCCCATTTTGTCCTATCCTTACCGCTTAAATTATCAAGTGTAACATACCAACTCCAATAATCTAAGTGTTTTTGCTGTTCTGTTCTTTCAACTCTTTCTGTATCGTCTCCCTCGCTTCTTTCATTTGATTTACCAAATAATCCTCTATAGTTGGATATAAATTCTCTATAAGTTTGCAAAAAAAAACACAGAGAGGATAAACGATTCCAACATTCATTGACTTTATATGTTCAACTCGCTCTTTGTAATCCATTTCGACCTCTTTGTATTTTAACCAACTTAACTTGTAAGGTTTGACAAACATTGCTACTAATTGTGGCAAATTTGCAATTATTGACTCTTCACTTTCTGTTAACTTTGCTAAACTGATAAAGTCACCTGCGTTTAATTTAGTAATATCGTAATTTACAATCCAACGATAATCTTTATGCTTAAATACTTCAACTGCTTTTGGAAATTCCATTTGAAAAATAAAGTTAACCGACTTAATTAACTCTTTAAGTTGGTCTATTCTTATTCTTTCAACTTCATGGACTGGAATATCGGCAATAATTGAAATAACTCGTATTTCACGATCTATTGCATCTATTTCTTTGTCACGTACAATATCGTATATCAATGGAAACTTATCTATTGAAATCTCGTGCCATGTATTTGGAATTGTAATTGTCATCATATTTAAAAGTACCTTTGTTTTATAATAGTGTGTATCTGCCTGTTTTGTATTTAGTGTAAGCATGGAATCCTAAGCATGAAGCCATAACACCATCATCATGGAATCCACTTGGAGCTGAGTATTTAATTACTCTGCTTTTAGGATTATATTCGTAGGTAAACATTTCAAGTTCTTTGTCTAACCAGTCCACGTTTAAGAATTTAACCTCTTTGTTTTGATTGGCTACTATTAAACTTTCAACTATTTCCTTTTTGCTCTGATTTGTAGTAACGAATGGTTCTATTGTGCAGTAACTTGCACATTCTTTTTGTAGCATTTCAAATATCACATCACCGATTGAGTTTACCTCAACCAATGCAGTTTGGACAAAATTTGTCCTCAATCCCTGTGCTATATTCTTAACTATGCTATTCCAGTCAGTGTGTCTCCAACGCTCAATGTAGAATTGTTCTCCTTTTTCATTGAATATAGACAATACAGAATAATCGTCTGCCCTGCCTAAGTCAATACCTGCAAATGCCCTTCCATTTGCTTTATTATCACTTAACAACCTATTGTTAAATAATGTTGCAGTACCATCTACAAACTCGGCTAAGTATTCCTGTCTAAATACCATGTCAGGCAAAGTCAATTTAGCATCATCTATCTCTTTTGGGTTAATCATTGGATTGTGGTACGATGTCATTGTAAAGGACTTGTACTGCTCATTAATCCCATCTAATTGGTACATTTTATAGAAATGGTTTTTACCTTTAGGAGTTGAAATCAAAAGCACCTTTTTACCTTTTACCAATACTGTTGCCCTTAATACTTCAGTCCATGCTTTTTCATCCATAAAGGCAAACTCATCACATACCAGGTAGTCAAACGTAAAACCTCGAATGTTATCGTAACGTTCAGCACTAAAGAATTGAATTGTTGAACCTGTGATGTATTCGAGTACTAACTCGGATTGGTTAACCTTTCTGTATATCTCAGGTCTTTTTGCAAATGCTTTAAAACAATCATCAAATACTTTTTTGCTTTGTTTATAGATAGGGCTTACCCATGCTATTCTTATTGACTTATTATTTAAAGCCCAAAATAACATTTGATTAATAGCTAATAAAGTTTTCCCAAACTGCCTACCTATGTTTATAACGTAGTACTTATGGTTTTCTTTATTTATGCTATCATGTATTTTCTTCTGATTCGGATGTGGATTGTATAGTATTGCTTTCGCCAAAGTCTGCTGTGAATTTCATGTTACCGGTAACTTTTACCTCATGCTGTTCTATATATCCACGTTTCTTTGCCCTACATTTTAAATAGAACATTGTACTTAGTGGATTGCCTTTTTTTATCTGTTGGTGCAAAGCTGATTCTGCAAAGTCCAATGCAACATTCTCAAGTTCCTTTACAGCTTTTTTATATTCTTTATCTTCTTTTAACCAACGATAATGACTATCTCTACTTATTCCTGCTTCAGCACATGCAGGTGTTATAATACCTAAATGTTTCTCTAATGCAGCTAATAATATCTTTTTAGCTTCGACTGTACGACTTTGTAAGTTATTTTCTTTCTTTTCAGCCATTTTCTTTTATAAAGTACCAATATATCTATCTAAATACCATTTAGCTTTTAAAAGGTCTTCTTTTGTTTTTGTGAGGTCTTTTTTACCTGCTCTGCTAATATACTTAACTACATTACCTAAATGAAAGTTTAGTTCCCATGCTTCTATTACTTTTATAGCTTCATAGGTTGTATCTCCTCCATAGTGTTTTGGGTTATTTACCGCTTCCATCTTTTATAACTGCAAGTAAGTATTCGAGTAATTGTTTTCTGCAATCCCCACAACCTAAATTAAAAGGTTTGTTACCACACTTAACTGCTATCTCGTTTAAATCAGTCCAGTTGAATGTAGGTGAATAGTTTTTACCCATTTGCTCCCATTTCAATAATTGTTCTTTTATGTTCTCAGGAATCATAATAAGTACCTATCGTTTATCTGTTCAATTAGTGAAGCCAATAAAGCAAAGGTAAAAGGAATAGTCAATAAATCAAAATAAGTTGTAAAGTTTATTATCTGATATATTAAGAAACTCCAATAAGTTAAGCATAGAGGACAGGTAAATGGTTTTCTCATTAATAATTTAGGTTTAGGGATGTATTTTGCTATTATGTAAGTAGTTGCTAAAAGTTGTATCATTTTAATTTATTCCTTGAGCTTTAAATACTATTGTTTCGTTTAATGTTTTATCTTCTGGTGCTGCATATTGTAGAATTGTATTCCCTGAATGATATTTCATTTCTAATTGATTAGCTATAATACTTCCGCAAGTCATATCATGCCTATGACCTTTGCACCTTTCATCTTCGCTTTCTGTTTTATCGTTATTATTCCATTTTCCGATAAATATTCCATCTTTTGATGCTTGATGCCATTTTTTAAAAAATTCTGTAGCTATTTGATTATCAAAGTTTAAACCTAATAAACCAGCGTTTCCATACATTAACATTTTCATGGATTGATCTCTATTTATGTTAAAATAGTTTAAGCATTTATCATTTGCCCATGTTCCTACATAATGTCCTGCTTCCTGCATTAAATACCCATCTTTTTCTATTATATCAAATATATGGTCTATATTCTTTACGATATAAACAGATGAATCTAACCAAAGTATTTTTTTATAACCTAAATTTTTAACTCTTTCAAATATAAAAGTTTTAAAAGAATAAGGATTTTGTGTATGTAATGGGCATGGGACTTGCTCCTCATCTGTAAATATAAATAGTTCGCCTTTAAAATTATGTTCTTGCGCTGTTCTTTTTAATCTTGCTGCTCCGTTTGAATAACTACTATTCGCAAAGCAAATAATTGCACATTCAGTAAAGTTTATCATAATCAATATATCTGTAATGGTAAATAGGTTCTTTTATTTCTACTTCCGTTTTTATTAAATTAAACTTTTTCAGTTCCATGCAGAAAGCATAGTCCTCAAAGTTACTTTTATCTTCAAACTTTATACTCTTTGCTATTTCTCTTTTAATTGGAGTTATATGATTGGTTGATCTTAAATAAACTTCCTGACCACTTGAGTAATCTGTTATGTATGGATGATCTTTAGAAATATACCAGGAGCGTTTATTTCTTCCATTTGTAGTCATAAATCCATTTATAGCTAAAGCATCAGGTTGTTTTTCCAATGCTGCTAAAACTAAACTAACTGCATTTGGTAATATCATATCATCATCATCAATAAACCAAACATACTCACCCTGAGCTGCATTTAGTAAATCATTTCTTTTTTTTCCGGTAGTCTTTGATCCAACTGGAGCGCAATCACTTATAACCTCAACAAGCCCAAAAGCATTACACATCTCTAACTGATTATTTATTTCAGTATGTAATTCTAAAAATAGATTTGCTCTTTGTGGTACTGTTGGTATAAGGATTGAAAGTATCATGTAGTATAAAATGATAGTTTTTTAAAGTTAGTTAAAGTAATAAATTTATCGTGAGTTTTGCGAAGTACACAATAAATATTCCATCCATCTGTAGTATTATTCATTGCAGGGTGTTCGCCTATCTCAAGTATTTCATAACCATTAGCTTCGGCTAATTGTTTATAGAAATCAATATCTACATAATTAAAACCATGACCTAGCCAATTACCTGTTTTTGGATTCTCACTAATTATAAGACCTCCAACTTCACAGGCATTATGTTTATTTAACCAACAGTTATAGAATGCTTTAGGATCATGTTTTCCATTTATTCCTACATGTTCACTTGTACCAAAGTCAGTTACTATATCAAATTTATTTAAACTTAGTTTAGTCGCTAAGTCAAGTTCTAAGGCATTATTTTCTTTGTTTAAATCTATACAAATATATTGACAATTCTTTTTAACATAATATTTATCAGCATAGGGTGCGCCTTCCCATTCCCATGAATATAAATTTTGCGCTCCGAGTTCTAAAACTTTGCTATTTTCTTTAACATACTTATTTAAAATTGTTAAACTAAAATCTGTTATTCCCATACTGATATTAAATTTTCATTGTTTACTAATAATGTTTTCATATTATACCTTCTTAATTCACGCATAATATCGTTATACTGATGTCCGTTATGTTCAATACATAAACACTTGCATCCTAACTCTTTTAAGTCCATTTGTTTTAAAATGCTTAAATCATAACCTTCAGCATCTATGTTTATAAAATCATAAATTTGCCAATTGTAAAAATCTAACCATTTTAATGACTGAACTTTACTTTCTAAATATACAGTTGAGTTTTCCCATTTCTGTTTATCAACTATTGAAAGAGTAGAAAGTAAGTCACTGTCTCCATTACCTACATGTTCACCACTTGAATAAAATGTAAGCTCACCTCTTGAATCTGATATTGCTATATTATGTAGTTTAACCTTTTTATTGTCTTTGTATAATTCTTTTAATTTATTAAATGGTTTTTCTGCTGGTTCTATAAGTTCACCACTCCATCCAAGTTCTAAAAGTTTTCTACTATTTGAGAATGTAATTCCATCGTTAGCTCCAATATCTAATAAGTTGCCTACTTTGTTTCCAAAAAAACTAACTATTACCTGTTCTTCATTGTTTTGGCTATACATTATAGTATTTATGTTTATTGATTATAAAATGCTTAGGTAAAAAATAATCTTCGCTTTTACGATATTTAAAAAGTCCATAGTCACTATTCCATAACTCCCTGCTTTCTGTTTTCCTATATTGTTCATCGTATTCACTTAATCCCCACGCAGGGTGCATGTGCCTAAATAATATTTTATGATCTCCCATGTATTTATACTTTCCTAATAAATGAGCTACTTCCGTAGCTTCAACATCACACCATAAAGATTTGTAGTCAGGATGATAAATGTATTTGAAACGATTGTAATAGTCAAAACCCATTATACTCAAAGTCATTATATTTCCATGTTGGTTGCCATCTGAGTAATGAATAACCTGGTCATAATTTCCGTTAAAATCCTGCCTTATTATTTCATCAAATCCTTTTATTTCAAAAGTCATATCATCCGAAGTGTTGATTAAAATATCCCAACCTTCAAACAAGTCCATGTCACGATTTATAGCATCTATTTTATTTTTAGAAGTTCCACGTACAATAAATACGTTATCATCTGGGTAATTAAAACCAAACATACTTTCATCATCTTCATCAATGCTTACTAAAATAGTGTAATTCATTGATTGACAAAGCATTATGATGTTTTCAATTGCTTTCTTTGCCTTTTGAGGTCTGGAGCGAGTAGCTAATTTAAAAAGTATATGTTCGTTCACTTTTCAAAATTATAAAAGATTTTATCACTTTGCAATTCATTAATAAAAACTTTTCTATTTTCTTCTATTAACTTTGCTTTCTTGTACTCAGGAATACTTGATTTGTGTTCCATGTTATAATCCATAGCAAATAAATATTCTTTAGTTCGTGATAGTTGTTGATAAGGAGCGTAAGTGAAACCAGCTTTATAAATTCTATTTGAGTAACCAGCATGTTCAAATCCATACTGCCCATAGTCAGAATTTAAATAACCTACTTTATTAAGTACCTCTTTTGTTAGAAACATAAACACCCCACCACAATCTTGATATATTTCTATATCGTCTTTTATTATAATTTTATTATGTATTTTAGTTAGGTACAATAAATGATTCTGTTTTGAATTAATAAAGTAGTCAGCCCATCCATCTTTTACCGGGTAACAATCATCATCAAACAAAAAAATGTAATCGTTATCTTTCAAAGTTTTTAAATTTTGATTCTTTGAATATGCAACTCCACGATAGTGTACGTCTTCATGAATGTGTAAATGATAGTTATTAGGCTTTACTTTTTCAAATTCTTTAAGCCATGTATCAATGTATTCACTTCTATTTGGAGTGCTTGTTACACCAATTCCAATAGTAATTCTTCTTTGCGTTTCTCTGTCCATGTATTTAAATTGTAGTTTTGATTCGTATATTCTTTTAATTTATCTGCATAATCCTGGCGCATCTG